CTACACCCGGATCATATACTCGTGGATGGGTACACGACGATGACCCTAAATTAAATATTGCTGGGGTAATTTATCTAAACAAAGAACCGTTTAACGGTACAGGTACTACTATCTACGAAGATAACAATACCTTTGATGGTAGCAAATACTCTCAAGCATTTATGGAAGATGTTCTTGATGTGGAAGTAGAAGAGAAAGAAAAGTTTGATAAAATAAGAGAACAGCAAGTAGCAGAATTTAAAAAAACAATAACTATGGAAAGTGTATACAACCGTTGTATTATATTTGACACAAGACAATGGCACAGTCCAGAAAATTTCTACGGTACTACACTCGAAGACTCGAGATTAACACAAGTATTTTTTGCGAGGGTAGCATGATTAGAAGTATTACACAACCTATAAAAGTTATTGATAACTTTTTTGAAAACCCTCAACTAGTAGTTAATCATGCTAATAAGCAAGACTATGTTGACCAGGATAATTCGTTGTTTTTAGGTACACGTTCAAATAGTTTAGATGTGATTAATCATGATATGTTTGAAAAACTGCTTGGAAAGTTAATTCAGCATGTGGTTGGAAAAGACCAGTTTACATTTTTACATTGCGAATATCAAAACATAAACAACGAATGTGTTGATCAAATCAAAACAATAGGATCTTACAATATTGCAGGAACTGTATTTTTAACAAAAGAAAATTTAATCCCTGATAGCGGAATTAAATTTTATGATAGTAGAACACAGATAGAAACAATGTCAATAGAAAATATGTTTAATAGATGTGTACTTTGGAACCCTCAAGTTCCTTATAAGATATCAAATTTTGCAGACAACACATTGATGCTAACATTTTATGGCACAGCATTACAAAGGTATCCAGGATGAATGATGATATTATAATAATCGATAACGTAATACCCAAAGATTATTCAGACCATATTAGAACACTATTAACTGGTTGGGACTTTGGCTGGGTGTTTAATCAAAACATGGTTTCTCCTGATGCAGAACTACAAGGAGAAAGCAATCATGCAGGATTTAATCATTTCTTTTTTGAAAAACAACAAGCAGTAAGTCAACACTTTAATTTTATATATCCGCTTGTTTTAAGCATTACTAGTGCGTCTAAGACGCCGTATAACAGGTTAATACGCATGAGAGCTAACTTGACCCTACCTAATAAAACAAGCACGTTAGACCACCATATGCCGCACATAGACAGCTTCTTTGAGCATTGGAATGCAATTTATTATGTTAACGACTGCGACGGTGACACAGTTATTTTTAATGAAACAAACGATGATTACGATCCTGGCACTGATGATATTATGCGTATTAAAGCAAATGAGTTTACAATTAAAGAACGTGTTACACCTAAGCAAGGTAGAGTAGTTATATTTCCAGGAAAGTATTATCATACTAGCAGTTATTGTAAAGATTCGGGCTATAGAGCTGTTATTAACATTAATTTAGATAGGGTTCAACTAGGATGAGCGAATACTACTTACACCAAAGTCAATATATAATTGAAAATAAGACTCAGATTTTTGATCATCTAGATAATGCGCATGCCGTTTTTAAGAAAATATTTCCTGATAAAAATGACAGCACATGGTCTTACAATCTGTATAATGTGTTTGCACTAACTGCACCTAGCACTATTTTTTATGACATATATAAAGAGCTTGGAACATTTGTAAGAAGTAAAGTAGGTGAGGATCGTCCATTATGGATACAAGCATGGTTAAACTATCATAGACCAGACGAATGTTTAACAAGGCATGGACACGATTTTGATTGGCATGGATATATTAGTATTGATCCTAAAAATACACAAACTATATTTGATAATTGGACCATTGATAATAAGCCTGGACAAATATATTTTGGACCAGGACATGCTCAACACGAAGTTAAAGTACTAGAACCATATGAAGGTTATAGAACGACAATAGGTTTTGATATACACACAATACCAAACAGTCCTTTAATTAGCCACTATGAAGAAAGACCATTTGGTAACATGGGGTTAATGCCATTGCTATGATAGAAGATTACAAAATTATACGAGGAGCAGTATCAACAGAACTCTGCGAATTTCTTGCATTAGAGTACGAAATGATGGAAGAAGTTTGCAAAGTATTGTACGCTGGTGCTGACTTATCTGACCTAGAAGAAAACACTTTTGCGAGATACGCTCCCTTGATGTTTGAAGCATTAATGGTAAAACTAAATCCTTTGGTTGCAAAAGAATGGGGAAGTAAGTTAGTACCAGTTTACTCTTATGCTAGAATATATTATAAAGGTTCACAACTTAAAAAACATTTTGATAGACCTAGCTCTGAAGTATCAGTGTCAGTTGCAATATCAAAAGAACCAGAATACAATTGGCCAATATACATCAAAAATGAAGATGGTGTTGAACACGAGATTAATTTAGATGTTGGTGATATTGTTATATACAGTGGACGTAGACACGAACACTGGAGAAATTCATACGAGGGCAATAAGATAGTACAGGCTTTCTTACAGTATGTAGAAGCTGATGGTCCTTATTCGCATTTGAAATGGGATACTAAACCAGCACTAGGACTTCCTGCAGAATTTGTTCGTCAAGAGATAAAAGACGAAGTGCAGAATGTTAAAGATGTGCTTGGATTTAAGCGTTAATTAGTCGCTGACTTTAGTTGGGCCCGCAACGATTTTAGCCGGTGTATGACGCTCTTCAAAGATCTTTGATGCTTCTTCTTTGTTTCTTGCTTCACATGTGTCCGAGGTAATAGGTGCTTTACCTACTTCCTTTCTGATAATCATTTTGTAAGTTGCCATATTTTATAACTCCTATATCTTTATTTATCAATATTCTCAATCCATTCATCGATAGTCCAGAATGGAGCCACAAGTTTTTTGTAGCGTTTTACATTAGTATTTAGCACGTTTTTACCGATATCTAGTTTATCTGCAAATGCTTGTGTAAAGTATGTGCTAGGAAATATGTCTAATCCTTGAACAACCTGCATCCAGGCAGTTGGTGAATAACCGTTAAATGTTGGCTCAACAGGTGAATGTCCATAAAAGAACGATTCCCAATGTCTTAATTTTTGTCTTAAAGATTCTGGAATACGTTCTTGATCGTGCATATGGCTTAGCCAAAAATCTGTATCGCTTCTTTTTCCTCTAAAATGCAAAGCAATAAAATCTTTAATATCATCATATACAGTTGATACTCTGTCATTAAATCGTTCTTGCTGTATAGCGTGACGCTCTCTAGTAGGATCCCATAAGTCTTGTAACGCAAATAAACTTTCACAAATGATTGCAATACCGTTTGCTTCTAATGGTTCTAAAAATCCACTACTAAGACCGATTGCTATAACATTGTTATTCCAGCTTTCCGTTGATACTTCGGGTGTATATGTAAACGAAGCAATAGGTTCAATATGTTCCCCACATACACTCCTTGCTTCTTCTAATGCTTGATCTGCTGTGATGTAGTTATTATCGTAAATGTAACCGTTACCCGATCTATGCTGCAAATTAATATTCCATCGCCAACCATATTTCATTGCTGTTGCATTTGTTGTTACTGAATATTTAGGTTCGTCCCACCATGCAATAACAGAATTGTGTGTAAAATGTTTTGAGTAATCAGTGTATTTTGTTCCTAATTTTTTCCTAATTAGTAGTTGTGCAAAGCCACTACAATCAACAAACCAATCTCCTTCTATTGTTCGATTGTCATCTAAAATTAAACTTGTTATATTGCCGCTATCGTTTTGTATTGCATCGACATATGTGCCTTCTATCAAATTAATGTTACGTTGTAATGCAATAGATTTTAAATACGCCGCTGTTGCTCTACTTTCGTTATGCCACATTGGAATAATAGGCAAGTCAGCTCTACTTGCGCCAAAAGGAACTTTGTTTTCTTTAATAAAATAGTTTGCGTAAAATGCATCTGCTAATGGAACATTGTTTCCCAGTAAAGTAGCTTGATATAAATCCTTTTGTCTTTCAGCTACCATAATATTTTTTAATTCACCAATAGTAATCTCACTCATAGCTTTTTCAGTATCAGTCCAACCGTCTAGCCAAGGTGCATAATCAGTTTGTAAACAATGTATGAATTCACTACCAACTCCATTCCAGTCTTTAAATCTACCACCCATTTTAGGAGTAGATTTTGTGTGTTTAACAAAGTCGTCAAAGTCAATATCGATGTGTTGTAATAGCTGAACAAATGTAGTAGTGCCGCTTTCGCCTGCAATAATAGGAGGCTTATTAGGATCTTCTACTACACTAACTTCCATAGATGGAAATTTTTTTCTAACAACTAGAGCAGACAGCCAACCTGCAACGCCGCCGCCAAGTATAACAATCTTAGAGGTTGATTGTGGTTTCAAGATATCTCTCCTTTAGTACGTTTAGTGCTTCTCTATGGGTATAAATTTTACCTTCATCAGAACGGGTATTAGTACCCTCATGGATAACTCTTGTAACCTGTTCGTTGTGTATACTAGCAAAGTTCTTTTCCCAGAAAGATTTAACAGAGTCATAGTCAAACATATGTAATCCGTGCATAACTTGTAACCAATTAAAAAAACTAAACATTAATTGATGCTCTGAAAAATAGCTTGGACTTACAAATGCTTTCTTGAATGTATCGAGAGTATCTTTATTAAAATCAGTTAGTTCAATATTTTGATTACACCACTTCCAAAACTCAGTGTCGTTTCTTTTAGTAACATAGTGAATTTGAATAAAATCAATAATATTAGTAGCAACTTTATTCATCCTGTCGTTAAATGTTTTTATTAATGCACTAGATGAATCTTTTCGATAGTATGCAAGTGAGCCTAACAATAAAAACGTTTGCTGAATAGTTGATCCAATTGAACTTGCTTCTAATGGTTCTACAAACATTCCACTAAGACCTAATGACATACAGTTTTTAGTCCAAAATTCATTAACATACCCAGCACTAAACTTTACACGTTTTCCTATTTGTAAATCTTTAATACCTAAATGTTTTTCATAATACTGCGATACTTCGTCATACGCTTGTGTTTCATTAATAAAATTATCACTAAACACATAGCCGTTACCATACCTGTCTTGTGTAGGAATTCTCCAACACCACCCACTGCTTAATGCAGTTGCTTCTGTCCAAGAAGGAATGTCTTCAGTTCTAGCTGTTGGAAATGCAATAGCACTATTCATAGGAAGTTGATGAGAACAGTCTATCCATTTTTGTCCTAGTTTACTTGATATTACTCTATTGAATCCACTACAGTCAATAAAGAACTCACTAGCATGTTTTGTACCTTGTTCATCGACTAGCTCTTTAACGTTACCTGTATCATCTAAAATTACATCTTGTATGTCAACATCTAAAACTTTAATATCTCGATTTTTACATTCTTTAACAAGAAACTCATTTAACTTGTGTGTATCAAAATGATATTGTGCTACTGTATCGTGTAGTGGTTCAGCATGTGAACTATCTCGTGTGTTACGTTTCCATGCAGTGTCTAAAGGATCCCACTGTTCAGCAATCATTCTCATGAATGTTATTGGCATTTCATTTTTTGGATCTAATGATCCGTATGCGTCTGTTAAACTATGATAATAATGTTTTCCATCACCATTCCAGTTAGTAAACTTAATACCAACTTTAAATGTAGCACCTGCTTCTCTTACAAGTGTCGGTACATCAATACCAGAATGCTTTAAAAAACTTAGCCAGTGTTCGGTTGATCCTTCACCTACACCAATAATTCCAATTTTAGATGAACGCAATAGTGTAAGATCAATATGTGGAAAAGATTTTTTAATCATAATCGCAGAAACTAATCCGCTTGTTCCGCCTCCTAATATTGTTAGAGATTGTATCATCATAGCGAGTAAGATATTCCTTTCAACATGTTTACTGCTTCTCTACATTTTACAAAATCTTTAGTAGGTCTTTGCGGCAATGAAGATAGTTGTGCTGTGTCTTCAGCACGATGCTTACTGTAACGCTCGTTGTATAATTTTTTAATACTAGGAATGTCAAACATACGTAATCCATGCATAACTTGTATCCAATTCAGATTATCGTAAATTCTAAAACTTCCATGCGATCCATCTTCGGGTAATAATATTTGATTTACAAATTGTTTTTTAAAATTTTCTATATTCTGTTTGTTAAAGGGTGTAATTTCTATTTCATTTTTACACCAGCGCCAAAACTTTGAATCTTCTCTTTGTGTAAAGTAATGCAATTGAATAAAGTCTAGCACATTGCTTAAACAATCATCAAATATTCTATTGTATTCGTTTATAGTTGCTTGATCACTACGTTCCCAAGATGCTAGTGAGGCAACTAATGCTCTTGATTGCTGTATGGTTGTTGAAATACTACTTGCTTCTAAAGGCTCTACAAAGTTACTGCTAAGTCCAATGCTTACACAGTTCTTAATCCAGAACTTATTAACTTTACCTGAAACAAAATTAATTTTTCTACCTATATTAATTGTGTCTGAAAACAATGATTGTATTTCCGCTACGGCTTCGTCTTCAGAAATAAATTGATCACTAAACACATATCCATTACCAAAACGTTCTTGCACAGGACTACGCCAATGCCAGCCAGCACTCAATGCTTTAGAAAGTGTGTAAGGTGGTATATCTTCTTGACGTGGTGTTTGAAAAGCAATAGCACTATTCATAGGTAAAAATGATGACCAGTCGACCCACTCAGCACCTAGTTTACTGGCAATAACTCTTTTAAATCCACTACTGTCAATAAAGAAGTCTGCGTTATGTGTTCGTCTTTCTACATCAACTACAGATTCTACAAAGCCTCCGTCGCCAATGTTAACATCTACAACTTCTGTAGTTATAACATTAATGCCTGCTTCGATACATCTTTTTTCTAAAAATGCATTTAGTTTTTCGCTATCAAAATGAAACTGATAGTAATCTTCAAATGGCGGACTTAAATATCCTTGCATAGGTAAATCCCAATGC